GAAGAGATTTTTATGGTAAGAGACTATGTATTATTACCTATTAAAGATCGAGATCCAAATTTTAATTCTATTGCATCAGTAGGAGTTGCAAGAGATTTACATAGTGAAATTAATATGGTTGGTACTTATGGTGTTATGGACCATACATATACAAGAATACTTGTAAATAGAGTACCTAAACCATTTAGTATTGAAATTTATAATTAGGGGGATATATCCCCCTAATTATTTTTTATCTTTATTATAATTACTATGTAATAATGTTACTATAAGAATGAGGAGATCTCATTCTTCAATTATATATTTTATCGTTATAGAAATTTACATAAGGAGAGTTTAATTATGGAAAAGAAATTAGTATTAGGAATAGATTTTAATAATCTATTTTATGGATCGTATTACGGTGAAAAATTAATCAATAGTAAAGGAATGAATGTTAACGCAATAAAAGGATTCTTTTTTAAATTAAAATTATTAAAGGAAACTTTTAATCCTGACTATATCGTAGTAGCTAATGATTTAAGTAGATCAAAAACATTTCGAAGGAAAATATATAAACAATATAAATCACAAAGAAAAGATCATGATGATGACATATTGAAACAATTAAGATATGGACAACAACTTGTATCTTTATTAGGATATGAATTAATTAATAATGAAATATATGAAGCAGATGACATATTAGGTATGATATCAAAATATACAAAAGAAAACAATATGAATATGATTATATGCTCTTCTGATAGAGACTTGTATCAATTAATAAATGATTCAATATTCATATTTAGTCCACGTAATAAAGAATTAATTGATGAATCATATATGTTAATGAAATATAAATTAACTCCACAACAATGGATAGAATGTAAAATGTTACAAGGCGATGTATCAGATAATATTCCTGGAATTCGGGGTATAGGTGAGACAACAGCATTAAAATTACTACATGAATATGAAAATATAGAAAATATTTATAGGAATATAAAATATATAAAACCATCCATAAGATTAGCATTAGAAAAAGGACAAGATATATTACCATTAACAAGACAATTAGTAACTATTATTACGGATTATGAAAAAATTAATTTTAATGAAGACATGATGAATCGTAAAGAAGTATTTTATCAAGAGATATATAATACAATAGAAGAGCTAGAAATACCTACATTATATGCAGTAATGGATTATACATTATTTCCTGATAAATTAACAGTATAAAAAATAAAGGAGGGATTTATTTTCCCTCCTTTATTTTTTATTTAATTTTCAAATACTGATACAGTAGTACCAGAGATATCATATCCATCATAGTTCCACATATATTTATCATCACGATAATAATCAGGAACATATTCTGTAGTGATCTTTGTTTTAATAGTTTCAATTCTTGTGGTAATCGGAATAAGCAACTTTTCAACTTCTTCATATTTAGAAGGATTAGAGATAAGAATTTCTTTTAACATATTTTGTCTGATACTCTGTTTCGTTAAAAGTTCTGACAATTCTTTAGCCAATTCTTCAGGAATTTTAAATGTTGCAATTGCTCCATCTGTTTTAATAGATTCATTCTCTGTTTCAATAACTTTGTTTTCCATTTCGTCTTTCTCCTTTTCTTCAACTTCTACATCAAATAGAATATTACAATCGGGGACAATAATTTCTAACTTTATCTCATTACCATCTAAATAAGTCACATTATAATTTATTTGACCCTTATGATTATTACAACATGTAAAAATCTTAAAGTATTTTAATTTATACCCTTCTTTTATATCTAATTCAAGAACTCTTTTTTCTCCTATTCTCAATATTGGTGATTGATTCAGACAATTACTAGAATATCCACTATACTTATAAATTCCATATAATGATTTTAATATTATAGGCTTATCATGTTTGCATTCTATAAAAGATGATCTTATTGTTATATCTTTGCCAATTTCTGGATTTTTATAATCATCAATTCTGAATGTTTGACAAATAATAGTTACATTATCATTTGGCATTGTGAATATAAAATTATTATTGGCTGTAGGTTCCAATGTTTCAATAGGTAACATAGTTCTATCATTAATGACAGATAATGATCTTAACGCATATCCTTTAGTTATATCAATATTGATACAAACTCTTTCTCCAGGAGATGCAAACGTTTCACATCTATTACTCAACAATGGGCTTCTATTTGTAATTGATAATTCATTTATTTTTTCTAATGATATATATACATATTTTTTATAATCATTATAAAGTTCAGTAATATGATTTTTTTCCAGATAATTAATACAGAATTTATTTTGTTCCATCTCTCTTATATCAATATTAATTTTTATATCTTTATCTGGCATATCAAATGAAAATATAGGTATACCATTTTTATCCTGAGGTATAAGATATTGAATGACTTCTTCTGTATTATTATCAACAATTGAAACAGACTTAATCCGATATCCAAATCTTGTGTTAATAATAAATTCTGGTTTTACTTCACCATCTGGAACATGCGCAATCATGTCTTTTTCGTAATCAATAATTTTAAAATCCTTATTTATAAATGATACGAATGCATTATTAAAAATGCAGCTTGGTGAAAATATTCTTCTTGACATAATAATCCTCCTATATTAATTAAATTAATTTTAATAATTCTGCTCTGAATGTTTTGATTCCTTTCTGTTCTTTAACTATATCAGATGCTGCTATTGATATTATATTGTTTCCTGATAATAGTAATATTATCATGAATATTAAATACTCTAATGTATCAGGAGCAAGTGCAGCTGGATAATAATAATAATTAAACCAATCAGATAGAAACGATCCTAAATATAATGATTTCATTCTAACAGATACCGTCTTGAGTAAATCTAATAATTGGCTAATCTTTTGTGGATTAGCTATATCATATGTTTGTTTAATTTCATCATATTTTAATTCATCTATATACTTAAAATCTGATTTAGCCATATTCTCAATATTTTCAGGAGTATTATTAGCTCCTAATACAATATTAAGAAAGAATCTATTGATCCAATATACCAATATATCCCATGCAATTTTATCTGATGATATAGCAAATTGTCTATTAATAATTCTCATAATAAATTTTGTATAAAGATTCATTAATGTTTTTTGCATGTAATCATTAGATGCAATCATCTGATAATTTGTTTTCAGTTTATTACTGATAATAGCTCCTATTAATAAATCACGTAATACCGGAGATTGTATATTCATTACATTATCACGTGATACTGTAATATATTTATCTACAAATACGTAGGTAATATATTTATTTTGTGACTTACTTAAAAATGTCATAAATGGTACTGCTTGAGATACACTTGCAGATGGTGTAGTATTATAAAGTAATACAGTAGTACCATTATCAAATGCTTTTACTGCTTCTCTTGTAAGAGTATCAGTAATTTGTCTAACTGCAATATATGCTCCTTCAATATCAGTATTACTAATATACTTTGCAGTTTTAATTAGATTCATTGCTTTTTGTGTTATAGAAGTAGATACGTCAACATTATTAATACCATTAAAAATTTCTGATGTTGATAATGTAGATTCATATATACCTTGTATAGCCATTGTGTTAACCTCCTTAAATTAAACTTATATCAGAGTGATTATAATCCGTAACCATCATCTTCATAATGAAGAAATGTAAAATGTGATTTAATTCTTCTTTGGTATCCATCTGAATATACTAGATATATCTTTACTCCTTTATCTGTAATATAATTATGAAACATATATGCAACTTCTTTACTATTATTAACATCTATGAATATTTCTTTCGGTAACCTTGGATTTTGTTGTTTTTGTTTCTTGTATTTTCGTCCTGTGAATATTATCCTGTATTGTGACTTTACCCGTATCTTTTTCGACCATAATTTCATATTTACCTCCTAATAAATCATCTACCTGTTTTTTCAATTTATTAAATTCTTCCATACTTACATATGAAATATCATAATCATTTTCATATATATCAATTTTTCCATGTTTTTCTTTTCGTATTTCATCTATCTTGTAAGATAATCTGAAAGCTAATCCAGAAAATAGCATAAAGAAGAATGAAATATAACCTGAATATTTTATTATATCATCACAATGTTGTGCAAAGAATCCATTATTTGCAAATGATGATTCAATAAATACTTTTATTAGCCAGAGTATAAACCATATTCCAGCTACCATAAAACAAAAATAACTCCACCATTTTTTACTAAGTTTATTATTCATATCAATCTTCCTCCTTATTGTTTATATCATATATTACATTTTGGAACTTTCTTGGTTTAATGTTTTCAGATAGTATAATACAATCCATAGGAATGTTTATCATCTGGCTCATATTATGAGATATGATAAATACTTGATCCGCATGAAGAGCTTTGATTTGTGTATATAACATTTTCAAAAATTTGGTTCTATTATTTTCATCTAACCCAGAATCAATTTCATCCAAATATAAAATATTATACATCTGAGATGCTTCATTGGCTAAAGCAAATGATAATGCCATAGTAGATAATGATAATTCTGATTTACTAGCATATTTAATATCTGAAATAGTTTTACCATTTTTTACATATGGTATTTCAAATGTATCTTGATCTATATGAAATACCATATGTAATTCTCCATCATAAATAATATTCAATAATGTATTAGCTAAATTTCTTATTTTACCTAAATACTTCTTAATGTGTTTAACTGGCATTCCCTCCTTTGTTGATGTTGATTTAGCAATCATAGATAAATGTTTAAATTTTATTGATAATTTTTCTCCCTCCTCTACTAATTTTTTATATTCATTTATCTTTGATTCCAATTCTTTATGTTGTAACCTTAAACTGTCAATTACATTTGTTATTTCTCTTAAAGAAAATTCTAATTCCATTTTTTCATTAGATGCATTCTCTAATGGTATTAATAATTTTTCTGTACTTGATAAAGTAGATTCCATTAATTTTATATATTTCTTCCCATTATGGTATCTTGTAACTAATGATATTTCATCGTCTGTTACAGATAATTTATTATTAATACTTATTATATCTTTATTCAATACTTCAATATTATTTTTATAGAAAGCAATATTTTTATTTAACTCTTCTATTTCCTTAATATGATTATCAATACCAGATTTTTTATATACTGATAATTGATGTTCATATTCTTTTAATCTGGTTATATTAGATACATAAATTTCATATTCTTTTAATATAGCTAAGTATTCATAAAAAGAAGATAAATCAAAAAATGGGATATATGATTTCATCCTATCTAATACAGATTTTTCTGTTAGTAAAGATAATAGTGTATCAGGTAATTTCAATAATCTTAATTTATCCAGATTATTAAATATCATATCAATATTATTTGATATAATCTGGATGTATCTTAAAGTTTCATCATCATAACTTTCTTCTTCTAATTTTTCTTTAACATCAAACATTATTTCTGATAATCTATAATATGGACAATGTTTATATTCATCATCACAATTTGGTGTAATAATATCATTACCTTCAAATACTTTATCGAATAATAATTTTAAATTATTCTCATCAATTCTATTTAAAGATTTTTTAGCTTGATCTTTTAAAAATCTATCAATAGAAGTGTCTTTTCTTGTTAATACATTAAGATATATTTCTATTGGTTTATGTCCGAAACTATAAATTGTTTTACTGATCTGATTGAATGATATAAGAGAACTAATTAAAGATTGTAAATCTTCTGATACTATACCGGTTGGATTAAATCCTTTTATTAATTGGCTACTAACATTAATTTTTTCTTTTAAAGATACAATTATATCAGTTAAGGACTGAATATTATTATCAGAAGTAATTCTCTTAATACTTACTTCTAAACTTTCAATATTTTTCAACGAACTATCTATACTAATTCTATATGAATTAATTTTAGATTGTATATTTAATTTTTCTTCCGATAAATCGGATCTTTTTTTCATTAACTGATCTAATGTTACTGATGATAATGATTGTTTATCTATATCATTTTTTATTTTATTAAAATCAGCTATAGATGATTCTGCTTCTTGTTTCTTTCTTCTAAGATCATGTATATCATTATCTTTCATTAATGCATTAATTTTGCTAATTTTTCCAATTAATTTATCTCTATCTTTCTCGTAACTTCTTATATCTTTCAATAATTTATTAAGTTTTTCTTCTTCTACTGTAAGATCTTGTATATGATATTTATAAAGATTAGAAGAGTTAACATTCATCATTTGTTTACACAATCTAATATCATCATTAATATTTTTATATATAATTAGATATGCATCAATTTCTTCTATCAACTTTCCTATATACTCTTTTCTTTTAGCTGGAGTCAAAGATATAATAGAACTAAGATTACTACCTAACATTATTAATCTTAACATTTCCTCCGTTAAACCTAAATAAGTTTCAACTAATGTATAGAACGATCTTACATTACCATTTTTATTTAATTCTTCATCATTAACGGAAATATAACATTTTAATGTATGACTATCTTTATTAGGTTTAGCATATATTTTTACTATATATTTATTATCATCATGAAGATAATGTATTTCTTTATAACCCTCTTTTCCCTTAACAAAAAATGAAATAGATGATCTTTCATCTATAGATGGTATACTCGGAAAAGGATTTAATGATGCTAATAATGTTGATTTACCAACACC